GGCACGAACCCGCAAAAGGCGAGTGCACTGCACAAGGCGTCAAACAACTCTGCCGGGGCGATAATATCATCACCATAGACAGAAATTGTCCCGCGGACCCCACCGAAGTACGCAACGGCACGTGTTATAGAGTAAAAGAGCAAGCTCTCCAACTCAAACGTAAAACCGTTACCCATCGATGAGAACATCTCATTGACATGCGCTTCTCCGTCAATCTCGGTCACATGGGATCTAACAAGATCCATATACCAAAACCAATCGAAAGGAACACACTCCCTCACTAAAGAGGTTGTCACCGAGTCACTCGCTGAAGACAGATCGAGGGTCATTAACGACCCCGTTTCCGCCCCGATACGAGCTAGCTCCTGATTCCGAGTCTGATCGTTAAGATCGATTCCTACCTTCTTGAGGCAAGACCTAATCTGTTGACCAAACATCTTCTGCAGGAACATGTTAAGATCGGGCTCTTTACAAGCGCAACGATCTATGTCCGAGTTTTTCGGTACTGTAAACATGACATTACCTGCGACGATTCGGGGTTCCAAACCCGGATCGGTTCTTATGTAGTCTGCCCAGCGTGACTGACGACTCACGTCGTTAAATAGCGCTTGTGCAGGTCGCGTAACGTCAGCTTTGTCGCGGAATTTCACAGCTGGATGGCTGTGCCTTCGACTCTTACTAGTTGACGCACCCCCGCTAAATCCACCGTAGCGGATATCGAGGGATGGAGTCCACGGTAAAACCGTGTTTACTATGCTCCGAACCTTACTGAAGAACTTCTTGGCAGAAATTCCTGGCAAGACCATTACACTTTCACTTGCACACCAGGTGTTAATCCGGTGGTTAGTTTGGGTGTTTCGGCTTTCGGTAGCTAGCCATTTCTCAATGGCTCTTCGTCGACGGTTGGACGCCTCATCCGCACTAGGCTCGGCAAACTTCGAGAGAAGCTGCTCTGCCAAGTACGGTGCACGAATCTGCTCGTCAGTCTTGACGACTGCAAGTAAATCCGAAATGAAGCGGTCTGTCAAATCTCGCGGCAGGCTCTTGTCCTCCGTTATCGGAGGGGTTCGATCCTTCTTGTTCATTAGGGTTTTCCCTTGAATGAGTCCAGTTACACGTGATCGGAGTTTCCGAGCACGAGGCTAGCTGTATAGCGAGAAAGGCGATCGGGATGCACTTAAGCACCCCACACGCCTTCCAAGTCAACCGTAACCTTCTGGGTGAGGACCTTTGTCGGATCCTGGGAGGAATGAACCATCCCAACCATGTTGTTACGAGACGCGGTGGTGGACTTGCTCGAGAATGAATACTCGACAGTCGCATACTCCATGTCAACGACCACAGGGGTGTTAACCCCGTTGATCAGCTGAATTTCGATCACCGGGACTTCCAGCTTCTGCCGTACTTTCCAGCGCTTATTAGGCGTCTGGTGACGGGAGATACTGAACTTCGAATCGGTAGCCTTATTGCCATTGGATTCGACGACAACCGCCACGCCACCCACAACCTCGAAAGGGGTGAATGTGTGGTCAACGGGAGTCGTTGCTCGATCTTTGAGGACCAAGGTTTGAAGTGCAGGCATGTGCCTTATCTCCAGAGAGTTCTGAGTAGCGCTAAGCTACTTAGGATATGTTTGGTGGAAAATGGCGACTTCATGTGCAGACCTGGCCAAGGGAGGGAAACCTCCCGTATCCGAGTATAACTCGTATGGTCGCGGACAACACCAGCCGACGATTTCTGTAGGGTTTTCCAACCCGCGAGATCTCGTTTGGGCCCGACTAAACGCGAGATTGTCTCAATCTTGCAGCCGTAAAAGCCGTCGACGAAAGTCAATGCGCAGCGTGCTGTGAGAGCTTCCAGGTAATTACCAACTGGCATGAGCCAGTCAATAACGAATGAAAACGGCACAACAGCCCAGGCAACTTCAAGCGGATTAATCAAACCCATCTGATGGGCTTTCGCTATAAAGTTGTCTGCAATTCTGTAGAACATCTTGCCTTGGTAAGATGCCGAACCCCTAACGGGGACAGAATCCCACGCTTGATGCGACCACTCGTGAGAGTATTGGTCGCGGTGACGCGTGGAGACGCTCAAGATTTGCGGACGCAGGTCGAAACCTTTGTTCACAAACTCGTAAGAGTCATAGATGTCGT